TCTTCAGCTTAGTCCCTAGATTCTTCAGCTTAGTCCCAGCTTAGTCCCTTGTTTAATCCTCGGTTTCACTATGTGAGACTTAGTCCCTTTTCTGGTGTGTCTCATAAGTACCCGTGGGGAGGCTCAATGCTACCAGAGATTATTAATATTAAGGCTCACTCGCAGATTGGGGTGAATTTGGGTAAAAGTAGTTATTTATTAGAGAAATTCTATAAATCTGGAGGTGCGGGGAGGGACTTTAGTAATTAATTTAAGGTTTACTATTGACATTCATTGAAAAGTATGCTATAATATTACTATAGATATAAAAAAAGATTCACCTAAAAAGGCTTCTCTTAGAAATAACCTTTTATTATCATTCTAATTACCATTTTAGTTGAAACTATAGTATCACTAAGGAGTTAGAATGTCTAAAAAAAATAAAGGTTCACCCAATTTGTATAAGGGTATGAAGAGTTTAAACCCTAATGGTAGACCAAAAGGCAGTGTCAACAAGTATACAGCCCTAAGTAGAGAGTTAATGTCTAATAGAGGACCAGAAATTGTCCAGAAAGTAATAGACTTAGCACTCGAAGGTGATAGGACTTGTCTTAAAATGTGTATGGATAGAATCATACCTACAACTAAGGCAGTAGAGTTTAGGTCTTCAGAAGATAAAGGTAACGTAATTATTAATGTTGGTGGTCTTGAGGCTAAGAAAGTAGAAATAGAAGAGAAAGACCAGAAAGAACTAACATATGAAGACGGTGTAATAATAGAAGAAGCTGATATTGACAAAACAATTGTGAGTATCGGTAATGGCTAAAGAGTTAGATGTACAACTACATCCTGCACAGCTAGAAATCTTCAATAGCACTGCCCGATTTAAAGTAGTAAGTGCGGGTAGGCGATTTGGAAAGTCCAGACTAGCAGCGTGGATACTAATCATCAAGGCTCTACAGTCGGAAAGTAAGGATGTCTTTTATATAGGTCCTACATTCCAACAAGCTAAAGATATTATGTGGAATATGCTCAAGGAACTCCTTCACGGGACAGACCTTATAGAGACTACCCACGAAAATACAGCTACTATGAAGTTAGTTAATGGTAGAAGAATTAGCTTAAAGGGGAGTGACAGACCAGATACCCTAAGGGGCGTAGGACTTGCTTATGTTGTACTCGATGAGTACGCAAGTATGAAGGTAGAAGTCTGGGAACAAATTATAAGACCTACACTTTCAGATGTAAAAGGTGGTGCACTCTTTATTGGTACTCCTGCAGGTAAGAATCACTTTTATGATTTGTACTTAGAAGCAGAAAAAGATAAAGACTGGGAAGCATTTCAATATACATCTATAGATAACCCTCTAATAGACCCTAAAGAGGTAGAAGTAGCAAAAAGAACGATGTCGACGCAAGCGTTCAGACAAGAATTTGAAGCGTCGTTTGTAAGTTTTACTGGTGGTATATTTAAAAATGAATGGATTAAGTACGATGAAAATGAACCGGAGGAAGGCAATTTTGTTATTGCGGTTGACCCTGCGGGCTTTGAGTCGGTGGAAAAAGAGCGTGGTCTTAAGGGGAGTAAATTAGATGAAACAGCTATATCAATCGTTAAAATCCACGGTGATAAATGGTGGGTCAAAGATATACTCCACGGTAGATGGAATATTAAAGAAACTGCTTCTAAAATATTACAGGCTGCAATTGAGAATCAGGCAACTACTGTCGGGATAGAATCCGGAGCTTTAAAGAACGCCATACTTCCTTATCTTCAAGACGAGATGAGAACACAAGGTAGATGGGTAGTCATAACAGACGTAACCCACGGTGGTAAGAAGAAAGCAGATAGAATTACTTGGGCTCTACAAGGTAGAATGGAGCACGGTAAGATTACATTTAATCGTAGTTCTGATTGGAATAGCGAGTTAGAGACACAGTTAATAGAGTTTCCTAGTAAAGGAACACACGACGACATTATTGACTCTCTCGCCTATATAGACCAAGTTAGTGTAGCAGACTTTATGCACACAATAGAATTAGAAGAGGAGTGGACACCATATGATGACATTGCAGGATACTGATGGAAGAAAATAAATATCAAGGACTAGCAGGATGGCTTGACACTCGTTTAGAAGAGTGGAGAAACCACAGAGATTCTAATTATTTAGATAATTGGGATGAATATTATCGTCTATGGCGTGGTATCTGGAAAGCTAGTGATAAGACTAGACAATCTGAAAAATCTAGGTTAATCTCGCCCGCATTACAACAAGCAGTCGAATCGTCTGTAGCTGAAATCGAAGAGGCTACATTTGGCAGAGGGAAGTGGTTTGATATCAAAGATGATATGTTAGACCAAAACCCTAGTGATGCTGAGTATGTTAGGAACTTATTGCAAGAAGACTTAGAGTCTACAGGGTGTAAAGACGCACTGTGTGAGGTATTTCTTAATGGTGCTGTATATGGTACGGGCATTGGAAAAATATCTGTAGAAGAAAACACTTGGAAATATCCAGTAGAAGTTCCTGTAGAAGGGACAATGACAACTGAGAGAATACTACAAGAAACGGTATCTGTAGATGTTAAAGTAGAGGCTATAAGCCCTAAAGAATTTCTTATCGACCCTTCTGCAGTTAATATACAAGAAGCACTAGGTGTCGCACACGAAGTAATTAAACCTAGACACAGTATTATAGAAGGCATAGAAGATGGTACATATAGAGATATACCTATTGAAGGTAACTATAATGTAGATAGATTAAAGGGTTTTGACCCTGAAGAGTCCCGTGCAGACGCTAACGACCAAATAAAAATTACAGAATACTGGGGTAAAGTACCCGCAAGATTCCTATCTGAAGATGAAGATATGGATGATTTTGAGTATAATGATGATGAGTTAGTTGAAGCTGTAGTTACTATGGCTAACGACGAATACATATTAAGAGCTATTGCTAATCCATTTATGATGGAAGATAGACCTTTTATATCATATCAACACGACATAGTCCCAAATAAGTTCTGGGGTAGAGGCGTTTGTGAGAAGGGATATAATCCACAAAAAGCTTTAGACGCTGAGATGAGAGCACGAATTGACTCGTTAGCTCTGACTACTACACCAATGATGGCTGCCGACGCAACTCGTATGCCTCGCGGAGTCAAGCTAGAAGTCAGACCGGGTAAGACTATTCTTACTAATGGCGACCCAAGGCAAGCAATAATGCCATTATCTTTAGGTAGCACCGACCAAAATACATACAATCAAGTAGCAAGCCTACAAAGTATGATACAAATGGGTACAGGTGCTTCAGATTCGTCTCAAGGAAGTGCTGAGCGTGCTACGTCTGCAGGTATGTCTATGCAGCAGTCTTCTGCAATTAAAAGACAGAAGCGTACTCTAATGAACTTCCAAAATACATTTTTAATTCCAATGATTAATAAATGTCTGTGGAGAAAGGTACAGTTTGACGTAGATAGATATCCTGTTGTCGATTATAAATTCATACCTTATTCAACTATGGGTATTATGGCTAAGGAGCTAGAAGCACAACAAATGGTTAGTTTATTGCAAGCTATACCTAAAGACTCTCCTGCTTTTAATGTTATATTATTATCTGTCTTTCAAAACTCTAGCATACATAACAGAGAACAAGTTGTACAGGCACTTATGGAAGGTATGCAGCCTAATCCTGAAGAACAACAAATGCAACAGATGGCTCAACAGCTACAACTACAGCAGTTACAGGCAGATATATCTAAGACTCAAGCAGAAGCTCAAGAAGAATCAACTAAGGCTATGAAGAACGCAGCAGAAGCGGGAGCAGCACAGCCTAGTGAACTTAAGATACAAGAGAAGTTCCTTAAACTACAAAAAGATTTAGCTTCTATTGATAAGATGAGGGCTGATACTGAAAATAAAGATAGTGAAACTATGAGAAATATACCTGAAATAGAACACTTACAATCAGAAACATTATTAAATATAGCTACAGCAAAAGAAAAGTTACAAGGATAGTATATGGCTAAGACAGCAGCGTGGCAGCGTAAAGAAGGTAAAAACCCTAAAGGTGGGTTAAATGCTAAAGGAAGAGCTTCTTATAATGCACAAACAGGAGGCAATCTAAAAGCACCACAAGGAAGCGGAACAGATAGTAGACGTGTATCCTTTGCTTGTAGATTTGCCGGTATGGCAGGACCTATGATAGATGCTAAAGGTAAGCCTACTCGTAAAGCGTTAGCATTAAAAAAATGGGGCTTTAGCTCCGAAGCAGCAGCTAGAAATTTTTGCAATAGACACAAAAAATCTTAATGCCAAAAGAAGACGAAGAATTTTATAGAGATAGAATTGAACTATTAGAAACTGAAGGATGGGCAGACCTTATCGAAGAATTAAAGGTTATGTCTGAATCAGTCAAGAGATTAGATTCTATTGATAACGAAAAAGACCTATGGTTTGCCAGAGGTCAGTTGTCAATTCTAAGACAAATGATTGTTTTAGAAGACGCAACAAAAGCAGCGATGACAGAACTAGATAACTAGCGTCATCTTTTTACAACTTCATAACCCTAACGGGCGGAGACAATGATATGAGCAATATAGTAGTAGACCCTGTTGACGAATCAGCAGATGTAGAGGTAGAAAACACAGTAGAACCTGAAGAAACCCTAGAGGCTGGGGAAACAGAAACAACTGCAGAAGAAACGCAGGAGACTGTTTCAGATATTCCAGATAAGTTTGCAGGTAAAAGTGTAGAGGATATAGTCAAGAGCTATCAAAACTTAGAACAAGAACTTGGACGTAAGAGTCAAGAAATTGGAGAGTTAAGAAGTTTATCTGACAGTTTTCTCAAAGCCGAAATATCTAGAAATGACCCACAGACAAGTCAAGCGACACAAAACTCAAACAACAACGAAACAGAAGAAGATTTCTTTGAAGACCCCAATAAAGCGGTTAATTCTTTAATAGAAAAACATCCTAAGTTTCAAGAGTTTCAGAAATTCCAAGCTCAACAAAAACAAGAGACGAGCAAGGCACAACTGGAACAGACTCATCCTGATTACATAGATATTGTACAAGATGCTAAATTTCAAGATTGGGTTCAAGCTAGTAAATTTAGAACTAACTTATTTCAAGAAGCTGATTCTTATAACTATGATGCAGCAGATGAATTATTGACACACTGGAAAGAGCGTTCAATGATTGATAAAACTGCAGAAGTTAAACAAGAACAAGCAGAAACGAGAAAGAAAGCTCTAAAATCTAGTAAGACTGAATCTAGAAGTTCTGCTGAATCTACAGCAGGTAAGAAAACATATCGTAGGGCAGACCTAATACGTCTTAAAGCAACAGACCCTAATAGATATGCAGACTTAGCTGATGAAATATATAGTGCCTATGCTGAAGGTAGAGTCAAATAATTTGATTATACTATAACACAGGAGTAATATTATGGCTACAGGTGTCATTGGCACTAACCATCAAACGACTACTACTGCTGCAAATT